CACCAGATCAAACTGTTGCGTTGACTGCTGGCACTGGTATCAGCACAAGTGGAACATATCCCAACTTCACGATTACCAATTCTGCACCAGATCAGACTGTTGCTTTGACCCAAGGCGGTACAACAACAATCACTGGTACTTACCCTAACTTCACCATTTCCTCTGCTGACCAGTTCCAAGGGACTGTGACTTCTGTTACAGGTACTTCTCCAGTTGCGTCTAGCGGTGGTGCTACTCCTGCTATATCCTTGTCTGCTGGTTATGGAGACACGCTAAACCCTTATGCTTCTAAGACTGCAAACTATGTCTTAGCCGCACCTGATGGAAGTGCTGGAGTGCCTACATTCAGGGCTATTATTCCCGCTGACATTCCAACGCTGAACCAGAATACTACTGGTAGCGCCGCTACAGTTACAACAACAATTAACTCTGGAGTTGTGGCAACAACACAAACTGCTGGAGACAACAGTACCAAGGTTGCTACTACAGCCTATGTTAATGCAATAACTGGTACATCTGGTCTTAATGGCTTCAAGAACCGCATCATTAATGGCGCAATGGTGATTGACCAAAGGAATGCGGGGGCGAGTGTTACTCCAACAACAAGCGGTACATATACTTTAGATAGGTGGAACAGTTTTGTTACCCAATCATCAAAACTTACTATTCAGCAAAATGCTGGCGCTGTAACACCCCCAGCAGGCTTTACAAATTATTTAGGGGTAACTTCCTCTTCTGCATATTCTGTTATTTCAAGCGATATTTTTCAAGTTAGTCAATTTATTGAAGGCTACAACATTGCTGATTTAGAATATGGAACTGCAAATGCGAAAACTATTACTTTGTCATTTTGGGTTAGAAGTTCTTTAACAGGTACTTTTGGTGGTGCATTAAGTAACTCTGCTTATGCTTATTCTTACCCCTACACCTATACAATTTCAGCCGCAAACACTTGGGAATACAAAACAATAACTATTACAGGGGCAACAAGTGGTACATGGCTAACAACCAATGGTATTGGCATTAGAGTTTATTTTGGTCTTGGTATAGGTTCAACTAATAGCGGTAGTGCTGGTTCTTGGTCTGCTAATGGTTACGCATCAGCCACAGGCGCAACATCAGTAGTTGGAACAAATGGCGCAACTTTCTACATCACAGGCGTACAGCTAGAAAAAGGCTCAACAGCGACTAGCTTTGATTACAGACCTTTTGGAACTGAGTTGCAATTGTGCCAGCGTTATTTTGAAATGTACCAAAGTGGTACTGTATTTTTAACAAAACTAAGAGAATCTACCAGAGATCGAAGAGGAAACTTTTATTACAAAGTACCAAAGCGAGTGTCGGCAACACTTACTATCATTACATCAAATGCAGATGGCGGTGGTGCTGTTGGTGGTTCTTCTGGCATCGATGGTGGTAATTTTGAAAGTTTATCAACATCAGATAGTCAAACCCCCTTTGTACAAAAATTTAGTGGATCAGCGGAGTTGTAATCATGTATCGAAAAATCATTAACACATTAACAAACCAAGAAGCTGAAGTGATAAAGCGTTTGGAAGACAACGCATTCATTCCATTTGACCCCGCCAATTCAGACTACCAAGCCTACCTTGCATGGCTTGCAGAGGGCAACACACCATTGCCAGCGGATGAGGTGACGGGATGACCCCTGAACTACAAAAGTATTACGAATCCCGCTTTGAAATGATGGGGATGGAGGGTTGGAAGGATTTGTGCATAGATATTGACATTATGATAGAGTCGCTCAATAATCTGAGCGTTATTCCTGATGAAAAGACCTTGATGTTCAAAAAAGGTGAACTTTCCATCTTGACTTGGCTGAAAACCTTGAAAGAGGTCAGTGAACGAGCCTACGAGGAATTGAATGAAAAGAATGTATGAATTTGTCTGCGAAAGTGGACACAGAATTGAGAGGTTTTGCGATTATGAGGCGCAAACAACTCAGTGTGAGTGCGGTGGTTCAGCCAATCGCACAATCTCTGCTCCAAGCATTAACTTGGAAGGTTGGTCTGGTCATTTTCCATCTTCATGGATGAAATTTGACAAGAAACATCGTGATAAGTTGGTGCAAGAGCGTAAAACCGCAACATAAGCATTTATGCCGTTGTGTCATCCTAGAACCCAAAAGTGGCAGGAAAAAGGAAAAATATGTTGATAGATAACCCAGATGAGATGTTAGGTGAGTTAGAAGTTGTTGAAAAGCAGAAACTTGAAACAACTGTTGAGTCGATAAGTAATGACATTCCCGACAAGTATCGGGGTAAAGAACTGTCAGACATTATCAAGATGCACCAAGAAGCTGAAAAGCTGATTGGTAAACAGGCTCAAGAAGTTGGTGAAGTACGCAAATTAGCAGACGAACTCATTAAGCAAAACCTTGCTGGAAAACCTCAACCTATTAAAGAGGAAGAACCTGAAGTAGATTTCTTTGAGAATCCACAGGCAGCGGTTCGTAAGACTGTTGATAACCATCCTGATGTACTTGCGGCTAGACAAGCTGGTCAAGAGTTCAAAAAGATGCAAATTCAGCAAAAGTTAGCGTCAGAACACCCTGATTTTGGTCAGATTGTTCAAGACCCAGACTTTGCAAATTGGGTGAAATCTTCACCTATTCGCATTGGTTTGTACGCTAAAGCTGATGGTGAGTTTGATTACGACAGTGCTAATGAATTGCTGAGTACCTACAAGCAGTTGAAGGGCGTTAAGGCTAAACAGACTAATGAAGCAGGGGAAACTCAGCGCAAGTCAAACCTTAAGGCGGCAACAGTTGATGTAGGTGGCAGTGGGGAGTCTGGAAAGAGAGTTTATCGCAGGGCAGACCTTATTCGGCTGAAGATGACTGACCCAAACCGCTACGATGCCTTGAGTGATGAGATCATGCAAGCGTATCAAGAGGGTAGGGTCAAATAACTTAACTTTTGATTTTATTGGAGTACACAAATGGCAACATCATTTTCCCCCACGAACTCAGTCACAGTAACAACTGCTGACAAATTCATTCCTGACATTTGGTCAGATGAAATCGTTGCGGCTTACAAGAAAAACCTCGTTTTAGCTAACTTGGTTATGAAGATGAACTTCAAGGGCAAGAAAGGTGACACTGTTCACATTCCTGCACCTACCCGTGGTTCTGCTTCTGCTAAAGCCGCTGAGTCAGCAGTCACTTTGATTGCCGCTACTGAGTCTGAAGTCACTGTATCTATCAACAAGCACTATGAATATAGCCGCTTGATTGAGGATATTGTTGAAGCACAGGCTTTGAACTCTATGCGTCAGTTCTACACTTCTGATGCTGGTTACGCCCTGTCTCGTCAAGTTGATACTGACTTGGTTCAGTTGGGTCGTACAGCTAATGGCGGCTCTTCTGGCGCTCGTTACGGCTCTGCCTTTATTGGTGGTGACGGCACAACAACCTTTGACTACACCGCAAACACCAACACTGGTAATGCGTCTGCATTGACTGATGCCGCTATCCGCCGCACCATTCAGCGTTTGGATGACAACGATACTCCTATGGACAATCGTTTCTTCCTGATTCCTCCATCAAGCCGCAACACCCTCATGGGTTTGGCTCGCTACACCGAACAAGCATTTGTCGGTAATGGCGATGCAATCCGCAATGGTGAAATTGGTAACTTGTATGGCATCCCTGTGTTCACTTCCAGCAACGCTGACTCAGCATCTGCAACTGAAGCATTCCCTGCTTCTGGTTCTGCTATTGCTCGTGTTTGCTTGATGGGTCACAAAGACGCAATGGTCTTGGTTGAGCAAGTTGGTGTACGTTCACAAGTTCAGTACAAACAAGAGTATTTGGCTACTCTGTTTACATCTGACACTTTGTACGGCGTTGCCGCTTTGCGTAATGCCGCTTCAACTGGTGCGGCTAAGTCTTCTTCCATGTTTGCTTTGGTTGTTCCTAGCTAATTGCAGTTGTCCCCTCCATCTCTAGCAATAGCGGTGGGGGGACTTTTTTAACCTAATTAGGAGAAATCAAAATGGCAGCAGCAACAGCAGTCGTTTCCCGCCGTGGTAACGATCAATTTCGTGGATTGTTTACAGATACTTG